CGGATAGACTCACTATTCGTGGAGACAATGCTGAAGGAGCATTTTTTAAAGCCAGCGGACTTACTGGATCTGGTGACTGGAAAGCGGAGCTTGTTCTTGGTTCAACAAATACTATTTTAACAATAAAGACCAATACCATTGAAGTCCCTTCTCTTGTTGGTGGATCTTTGATTGTTTCGGCTGGATCTGCTGGAAACTTGATTCGCAATCAATCGCTTAACACTGGATTTGGAACAACTAATTTTTTGGGAAACATTGGGGCCAATGTAGTAAACTGGCCAGTAGCTGAAGCTCGCACAAATCTTGGCCTCGGGTGGTCGGCGCTGACAAACACGAATGACGCCACATCTTTGCTTGGTGTGGATACTTCTGGGCGGGTCATTTATACGGTAACTAATCAAATAACATTTACCAATCCTGTGAGATTTGGCACTGCCGCTACTACAAATGGCGCTTCATTTGAAGCATATATCAATGGTATTGGATATTTTTACAATGGAAGTAACGTCTGGTCGGTGAGTACAAACAATATGGAGTTTTCCCAACCAAATGCCGTTCGTAATAATCTAGGAGTAGGAACAAACAGTGTTGTTCGTTTTGGAGAGGTGTCTGCAACCAATTTATCGGGCGGGGCATTTATGTTAAGCGCCGACTCTGGTGGAACAATTTACGAGCAAACAAATTTTTCCTTTTTTAGTCCAGGAACTACTTATTTTATAGGAGCAGTTGGACCTAACGCCACAAACTGGACCGCGCCAGTAGCAAGAACTAACCTCGAACTTCCTTGGAGCGGGCTAACCAACACCAACGCCGCCACCTTCCAAGGCGCGCTGTTTGCAGCCACTAACGCCGCCCCGACCAATACGACCAACGTCGCTGCCTGGATCAATCTCCAGGTTGGGACTAACACGTATAAATTACCGCTTTACCAGTGATACCTGCAGCCCGACCCAAACAGACGCGCAAGCAGACTGAAGAGCTGATCAAGGGCGTTGACGCTCCGGTGGTCATCGTCGGTGTCCGAGGCTACTACAAAGCAATGGGCTCGAATCCCAAGGCCAATGATATAAATATATATGATGACGCCCTGTTTGTCTGGTCGGCTAATGGGTACATGGCTTTCAACGCCAACACGGACCCGTCGATCAAACGGCCCCGTGTGGCCAAGCTCAAGGCCGGAACCTGGCAGTACCGGCTGGGCACCCACAACATAAGCAAGGCCAAAAAGCACCAATACCCGGCCCTGGTCCAAGCGGCCCCGGTGACTGTGGTCCGCCAAGGCGCGGGCGAAGACACCGGATGGTTTGGGATAAACATCCATCGCGGCGGCAGAACCACGACCTCCTCTCTCGGGTGTGTTACCTTGCCATCGTCGCAGTACGATGGGTTTTTTCAATTGGTAAGGGCCGAGATGGCACGAGCCAAGGTGAGCCGCGTTCCGTTTGTTTTGGCCGAGAACGTCTAGGTTATGGGGCAAAAGCGCATACTTTCCCCTGAGACCCCGGTCCGGAGTTTCCCTACTCCGAACATCAAGGACCTAGTCGTCATCCAAGACGTCGACTCGCGTTTGCCCGGTTATAAGGCCCTGGACTACGGGACTCCCCATCCCGACCAGACCAAGTTCAAAGGGGCCAAGCTCGTCTACCAGGAGCCCTTGGAAAACTCGGACTCGTTTGTTCGCCGCATCTACGCCACGGATCGGTTGGACCAGGATGCGTACAACTACGCCGTCAAATACAGCGCGGGCAGCCCCAATCATCCGATTTACGTCCGGAGTTACGTGGTGCCCCGCGCGGACTATTTTCCGTTGCCCGAAGGCACGGCCGACAGCTTTTTGGAAAACGCGTTCCTGGTCGAAGAGGAAATGGCCCCGGTCGAGGGCGAGCTGAACAGCCTGTATGTGAGGGTCACGCGCGCGTACGAGACTTTGCCGGGGCCGGTGTTGACTAGTTTTGAGACCAATGACTCCGGGCAAAAAGTCACCGTCACCACCCAGCGCAAGTCTTCAGCGGGGTATAATTTACCAGCGGCCACGGCCACCAGCAGCCCCTCAGCCACGGCCGAGGACTCAGGGATTGTCACCGAGCAAATCCGGTCGGTGCCCACAGTCTTTACCCGCCAGCAGTTCAGCGCCGAACGTCCCGACCCGTTGCCTTCCAAATTCCGGGCCCGTGTTCCGGATTTGGAAACTAGTTCTATTGTGGCTGGCGCCGCCCAGCAGCCGACGTTGGCGGTTCCGCAGGATTTGTCAGCCAGTGAGACCCAGGAAACCCAGTTTCTGAAGCGGGTCAGCCGCAGGCTGCGCCCAGACCCCAACTACCCGGTTACGTTCATCGAGACAACCAGAACCAACACGGGGCAAGTCGCTACGGTCACCAGCGTCCTCGAAGATTTCATACAGAGCGCCGACAGCGGTCCGTTGGTCGAGTCAAGTGAGGTGACCGATCTAGGTGATGGCCGATCGATCAAAGTCACAACCACAGTCGATCAAGTCTTCGACCAGCCGTCTTTTACACGGGCAAAGGAAGACATCACGCCCGTTAAATTTCGCGCGGCGGTTTCCGAGACCGTGGAGGAGCGGACTATTCCAGGCACAGCGGCTATGCCCGCGACGTTAGGCCCCAACGAGCTTTCCAAGACCGAAGAACAACTGACTCTTGACCGCAAGCGAGTCCGTACCCAAGAACGCAACATCACCACTTCCGACCCGTTAGTTGAGCAGGTGGTGACGCCCGAGGGCCAGTTGGCCACACGCACTTTAACCTTGTCCGATCAACCCCAGTCCGTGACGCCCAGCGCGACACTAATCCAGGGTGAAATCGAGCAATTGGGTGACGGTCGCACGGTAAAAACTGAAGTGCAGGTCGGGGCGGTTTTTGATGAGCGTCGAGTTGCCATCGAAAAACCTGATTTGGTTCCTCCTGAATTCCGGGGCGCGGTGCCAACTCAAACCACCGAAACGATCGTTGCCGGGACCACGGCGGTGATGCCAACTCTCGGCCCAGGCGAACTTTCGCGCACCGCGCAGCGAGTTACCGAACACAAAGTTCGTGAGGCTTTCACTGCCCGCCCTTCGGCCAATTTGCCGGTCACTTTGACGCCGTCGGATACATTGATCGACAACGACGGGGTGACCGTCACGCGGGTCAAGACTTTGGCGACAGGCGCGCAGACTTTGGCCCCCAGCGCCACTGTCAGTGGCTCGGTCGAGAACATCGGGGACGGGCTGACCGTCAGAACCCAGGACACCAAACAGGAAGTATTTGCCAGTGCCGCCTTTACCCGCACCAAGGAAGACCTGACCCCAGCCAAATTCCGCGCTTCGGTGGCCGAGCAAGTTGAAGAGTCCACAACTGCTGGAACAGCATTCATGCCTGCAGGACTGAGTCCTGACGAGTATGAGAAGTCCGAACAACAAGTTACCAAATTTACCAAACGTACACGCGTGCGTCGCCGCCAGATTTCCGAGGCTGAAGAGCCTTTGGAAGAACAGATCATCACCAACGACGGACAACTTGCCACCCGCGTTTTGACGCTTTCGGACGGGCCACAAACTTTGAGCACGGGGGCCACCGTAGTTTCCGGGGAAGTCGAGCAACTGGGCGACGGTCGCACGGTAAAAACTGAAGTGGTGGTGCCAAGCGTTTTTGCCCGGCCCTCTTTTTCGCAGGAACGGCCTGACATTATCCCCGTTGAGTTTCGCGATCAAATCCCGACTACCACGACCGAACTAACTGAGGCCGGTCAAGCAGCGGCAGTGACTCTCGTCGGGGACGAAATTGCCAAAACCCAAGAGCAAGTCACGGTGGACACGCGCCGCACGCGCGTGGTGACGCGGTCGAATTCGCTCACGACGGCGTCACTCACGGGGCGCGCTTTTAATACGGAGTGGGGAGTTCCCGAGCTTATTACCGACTCCATCGTAGATCCGGCCACGCAACCGGACACAAGCGGGCTGGTTTTACAGGACCAGATCACCCCCCTCAATTCGACCCGCAGTCGTCGCTTGCGCAGAACACTGCAATCGGTACCGACTAACTACTTCTACTACGAAGTCGCGCAAGACCAGGTCGTCCTGAAAAACGAGGTCTCGCTGCACAGGCGAGATATTACAAACCCCAACGACCCGACTTTTTTACCGGTGCCTGTGGTCACTGGGGCGGTGGCCGATATCACGGATACGCCGCTGGAGTTCCCTTGGGTGCGCCGCGTGACCAAGCGTTTGCCGACAGACGGCCAGGGAAATATTATCCTCCCGGCCTCGCGCACCGAGTACGACACCATCACGTACACATTTCCAGGTATTATTTACACTTGGAAAGCCCGGTTTACCGAAGACCAAGTCCGGGCCAACCTTTCGTTTTTTGAAAACCGCTATCCGGTCACTATGACGGTGGCTGCCCGGTACGAAACCTCTTATCACGTGTCCACGACGGCCGACCCCAACGACGACCCAGACTTGAATCTGTCCAATCCGGCGGCTCGCAATACTTTTGAGTTTTTCCGTGTGATCACACGTCCTTGGGCCCGTATATTTTTTAACATCCCCGACAACACAATCCACCCGCCCGCCCCCATCACCGTGGCCAAGGAGTCGGTCGAGCGCGGGGGCATAGCCTTCGACATCCAGGGAGGCCAAGCCAGCGAGCCGTCTTTCTACACTCCCGGCGACGAAATTTTAGTCGGCGGCGAAGTCAAGCGCTGGTGGGGTAACATTTACGTGAAACGGCTTGTGTTTGTACGCGAGCCGGTATAATAAGAAAGGACTAAAATATGATCGATCTGGTATCAGCCAATGAATTTACATTTACGCCGAGCGCGTTCATCGCGGCGTATATTGAGCAAGAGTCGAAGACTGTCGTCTTGGAAACAACCGGAAACAGTGGTATGTTGCTTACCCAGCCGGATGACATCGATAATTTGACCAGCGTTGCTTCTAACGCGAATGACTCTTATGCTTATGTATCCGGCACGCTCCCGGTGTCGGTTCCTAACTCGTCCTTCTCACTGCCTACTTCGATTCTAGTTGATGCTCTGACTAATCAGAAAGTTACCTTTAACCAGTGGGCCACCACTAATATCCAGTATCAAACTGCTGACTTAGACCCCGACTATGTAAATTCATCTAACACACTCACTACGAATCAAGCCTTTCCGGGACCGAGCGCATTAGGGGCTAGTTATCAACAGTTGGGCCCACAAAGTTTAAGCGAGTTAACTTTGCACATGGGGGGGCCTTCTAACTCTACCACTAAGACCACAAAAGGTTTGGCAAGCCTCCCCGCAGAATCCACAGTTGCGGGATCTTTTATAGAACTGGTCGGACAAAAGATTACCGACACCCGCACGACCACCAAGACAACCACCACGACACTAGGCGTGTCTAATACAGTAGTCTTGGTTCTATCGTACGGGACTTTCAAGGCTAAGTGCGCTAATGCTCAAGCCACGGTGACCCTTATCTACGAACAGGTAGCAATCTATCTCAGTAGTCTTCAGGCATGATAACCGTACAAGCTCCGCTTAAACGCAGCGATTTCCAAGTAGTCAATTTCGGATCGCGTAATTACACGGCTGTCTCGGAGACCGGGGCGACTTTATCGAAAACGACTAACACGGTCGATGAAATCCTGATCGCCAATGCTATTGAAGGCGATCCTAATCAGGTAGACTTCATCAAGCGCTACAACACTTGGTTCGTGTTCACCGACATTACCCAGTACCCGTTAATTCCCTACCGGCTTATCCTTATCCATTACGATCGTGCGGGCAGAATCGCCTACACCGACACCGACATGCTTAAGTTGATTCGTAAGCCGTGAAGCCCAACCGGCCCAACACCGAGTTCGAGCCGAAGACATTTGCCAAACTTCCGGGGCTGAGCATTGTCGGTCGATCGGTAACACAGGCGCCGGTCGAGCAACCGGTTCCCTACTTTGACGAGGCTCGTGTGCGCAGAATTGCCCGAGGTCTTTTCGAGACCAATGCGCCTTCCTTGATCAAAACTGGAGATAAAGGCGACAAGGGCGACAAGGGCGACCAGGGCGACCAGGGTGAGGTCGGGCCTCAAGGAACTCAAGGTCTGCAGGGTCCGCAGGGTCCGCAGGGGGAGTCTGGAATACCAGACGCCGAGATAATAACAATCACCGTTTGCAATGGTGGCACCACGGAAGAGATCCAAGTGTACGCCCCCGCTTAATGTTGTTTGATGAACTTGGTATGGTCAAATAATTGCGTTCCCAACGTAGTCAATGCAGACCGGGATAACAGTTACACCGAGTGCTGTAGTGCAAGGTTTACGTTTACTTTAATTGGACTGGTAACACCCGGACCCTTTGGTAGCTACTTTCCGAACAGGTGTTTAGGTGTACCCTCGACGCCAACAGTAACAATTGGCCCTATGGTAGTGGACATGGAAATAGTTAGCGATGGGATCGTTGTAGATGATCAACTACTGGTCAACGGCAGCGCTTTCCAAGCGGGCCAGCATCCAGTAATTCTGGGTGAGGGGACAACCGCGACCGGTGCCAATTTTCCCGGCGGGCTCTCGCTATGTAATGGTCAGCACTCCATACCTGCAGGGACCGTAATCGCAACTGTTCAACAAGGCGCGACTGTTACTTTAGCGGGCGGTGACAACCACGGCATCAATCTTTTTGTCGCCGGGAATTCTGCCAGAACAGCACCCGCTGCGATTATCCTACGCCCAGTCCAAGCACCATGATCAGTATATCTTTTCAGAGTTTTGAAAAAGCCTGCGCCTGCAGGCCGGAAGGCTACCGAAAGCACGTGCTTTCTTTGGCAAAAATCGTAGGAGACCGATTGTGGTTGACTCCCGAGGACCACACTTATTTGGCTAACTATTACCGAAGCAAAGCTCCACAGGAGGTCAGAATGAAAGACTCGGCCGCCCATCTGGCCGAGGCTCTGGGCCGCTGGGCTTTTGCCGGGTTTCCGGTAGCGACTTCAAAGGTGGTGGATGCGCGCAAGGCCGCTTGTCAAAAATGTGAGTTTTGGGACGGGTCGGCAAGATTAGGACTGGGTAAATGTAACCACGAGAAATGTGGCTGCACAAAACTGAAGTGGTGGTTGAGTACAGAAAAATGCCCGGACGGCCGTTGGCCCGAAATAAATATTGAAGAAGCTACTGATATAGATACAATAAACTCCGACTCCAAATGACCCTGGCCCAGGCACGACAGCTTCTGCATCAACACATCAGCCCTGACGGACCTGAGAGTGTGATGGTGCCCGCGCGGATCAACGAAGTCTGTGAACGCTTTTTTGTCAGTGGCCGGTGGAAAGGGATGATAGTAGAAGTCGACCTCGACGCCTCTCAAGGCTACGTCACCCTTCCCCGGCGCTGCGAAGCTGTCCTGGGAATCACGGTGGCCAAAGCCCCCCGGACTCCGTTCGGGCGCTGGTACTCTTTTGTGCCTGGGGGTCCGGGGCAACTCGATGGATCCACATACAACGGGACAGATCTTGTTTTGGACGCGGGTGACAGTCACCCCGTGTTCCGCGACCCGCCTTATGAGTCTTTCCGTCTGCGTGTCAAAGTCCCTAGCACATCCGACCGGGATACGGGTAACTACATGGTGCTCAAGGGCAACGACGCTGGCGGAAATTCTGTGTTCGGTGCCGACGGCAGCGAAGGTCTGCAGCTCAATCTGACGGCAGCCGAGAACACCACGACCCAATATTTTTCTGCTTTGACCGGGGTTCTCAAACCCTTGACCAACGGCTACGTGACCCTGTGGGCCGTGAATGCCTCCGGTGCGGAAACGCAAATTGGAGAATATGAGCCGGGCGAAACCAATGTCGGTTACCGTCGCTACATGGTGCAGCGCGCCAGTGGCAGCGAAATCCCGACCGTGCGCGCCCTGTGCAAACGCCGCTTTGTGCCGGTCCAATCCGAGCACGACGACATTATCCCCGACAATATGGGGGCCCTTAAGCTGGGTTTGATTTCATTGAAATACGAGGACACCAACGACTTGGAGCGTTCGACCGAGTATTTCAACAAAGCGTTGTCCCTATTGAACGCAGAGTTGCGGGAACAGAGGGGCAGCCAATTCAACACCGTTCGTTTTAGCCCGCATGGATTCGGGTTGGGGCGGATCAACCGACAATATTGACCACAATGAACAGCATGCGCCAGGAGCTACTGAGAAACAATCCGACTTACTACAAGACAAATGCCCAAGCATTGAATCGGGACGCCGAGGCTTACGCGCGTATGCGTATGGCGTATAATGACCCTCTGAGCCCAACAAAAGGGAATGCATTGACATCTGCGATGAGGTCGATCGGTAACGAGGATATTGTCGGCGGAGTGACGGGTTCGCGTATCAAAGAGGATTTGGCGCGGAGGCAAAAAGCCACCAATACTCGCGCCAAGTTAAACAGCCTCAAAGGAAACGATCTCAACGACGAACTTAAGCGCATGGAAGCCATGACGCGCCTGTAGACAATATGAGCCGATTCGCAGACATGAGAGCGTGGGACAGGCGCCGCAGGCAGTGGGGCCCAACCAAAAACGAAGAAGAGATCACGGCTCTGGGGCAGCTTGCCGACGAGGGTTTTAACCCGAGTACCCGTCGAGAAGCTGCGGTAGGGATCAACGAGCGGGCCAAATCGAACCGCGCGGCGCGCGGCGAGATGGCTTATGACCAAGCTCAAGGCCGGTTAGTGCCTTCTTCGAGAAGGCCGGTTGCGGAGCAGGCGGAACCAGTGCAGCGCCTGGGGGTTAGCGCTGAAGACTACTGGGAGCGAAACCCCGAGTCCAAGCGTACGGCGGTTAACTCGCGCGGCGAGACTGTGGACGTGATGGACCTTAACCGTGCCTACGTGCAAGACCGGGAGGCCGACCGACGTCAAGCTGATCGCCGCGCAGAGGTTGTGGCGAACTATCGAAACAACCGGAAATTTGCAGAGGGGGAAAGACTGGCCAGCCGACTGGAGGCCAAGGGTGTGGATCAAATGCCAACCAAAGACAATCGTCCTGATGTTGATAAAATGCGTGGTATGTTGTCTGCGTCTACTTTTCAGCAATGGGACGATGACAAAATGCTGGATCGCTCAGCCAAACAAGTTGAAAAAGATACCAGGCGCGAACTGCGTTATTGGACGCAAGCGCAGGACGGACGTTTCGGGGTTGGCGCTCAGAACGCCGCGATGTCACGAGAGAATCAAGCTCGCATCGCGCAGTTGCGTGCCGATGTTGATCAAGGTGAGAATAAGCGTCAATCGTTGTCGGGACCGCGTGGTTGGAGACAGATCGCGGAGCGGGAGTTAAGCAACAATGCTAAAAACGCGGCAGCGGCGACCAACCTTGAAAAAGCCGCGAACGCCCAAAAACAAACTTACGCTGAAGCAGCTCAAAATTTGGGGCTGACCCTGGAAGAATTGTTTCGAAAAATAAGGGGTGGCGAACTAACCCCCGAAGAACAAATGGCAGCTTTTGGACAAGCTGCAGCAGGTAACTAGCGGATATGTCTGTATTCAACGCATTTAGAAGCGGCGGCCGCGTTAACAAGGGCGGCTATTTCGATTTTGAAGACGAGTTCGGACAGGACCCTATACGGACTCGTTACGCCAATACTTCGCTCGCTCAAAGCGACTCTGATACCCGCGTGCGTCTAGCCGCTTCAGAAGCGCAACTTGCCAAGGCTTCTTTGGAAGCTATGACCGAGCCCGCCCGGCAGGCCGCTGACTTCTTTGGAAATCTGGAAAAAACAGCCCGAGTCAAAGATGACATGATGCGGCGCGCGCGAATAAGCGCCAAGTCTACCGGGCTGCGTGAACAAATTGATCAAGTTAAAGACTACAACAGCCTTCTTGCGTTGCGAACCGATCCTGACAACGCGGAGGCATTGCAGGATAGTCCCGAGCTGAAAGCTATTTATGACTCCAAAACTACCGCCGTAATGTCTGCTGGGCTGGCCGGTCTTAAGCTCGATTTGTCCAGAGCCATGAGCCGAGCTGAAGCGGATGACGCGGTCATGCGGTATTCATACTTGGTGGGAGAGCCCGAAGCCGACAAAATCATAAACACCTACACTCCTTTGGCTGAACGTCGCGGGGCCTCGATAAAGGGGCTGCAGGAAAAAGGAGTGCAGCAGATGCCAATAACGCGGGGCGGGGGGCTCGATGTTGACCGGGCTGAGACGGCTTTGTCTGGCGGGTATACCCGCGAGGACGTTTCCACTTACCGCACTATTTTGAGCAATCTTAACGCTCAAAGAGCCAACATTTTTGACCCCGAAAGTCCGGAAGCCAAGGAACTGGATTCACAGATCCAGTCAGTGAGCAGCCAATTACTTGCGGCGGGTAGCCAATCCACGCAGCAAGCTGCTCGGGCGCAGCTTGAGCTTCAAAGTCTGGGTGGTGGCGTCCCGGAGGATCAAGACGCTGAGTTCGACAGTTTAATTTTTGGTGGAGGCCGTCCCGCAAAAACAGGGCAGCCAGCGAGCAGCTCACAATCACCTCCCGCAGAACCTTCTGCTGTGGAAACAACTCCGCAGCGAACCGTGCCAGCCGAGACGCCAAAACCACCGAGAGAAGCGGACATTAAGCGCCAAGAAGAGCAAGATAAAGTCAGTGAGCAGCGGGGTCGCGCGGCTCGGGATGTCGAAACTTTATCTGAAGAGCAGGCTCGCTTGTTCAAAAGCGGCTACAAGTTTTCACCTGATAAAGGACAGCAAGAGCTGTATGGGCGCGTTGATACAGCGGTCGAAGAAGCTCGGACTGAAGACGCTCGCATCCGCCGAGATCGGATCAAACAAATTAACGCTAGATTAAAACAGATTGGAAGTTTTCCGGCTAACCCGCAGTTACGCGAAGAAGCCACAGCGCTCACAGAGGAAAAACGTAGTTTGACTGGAGTCAAAATATTTTAACTAGTCATGCTACGCAAACCTCGTTCCTGGGTCGAAATTGAGGAGTCCGAGGATTATAAATCTTTGGACCCCGAAAAACGACTGCGCCTACTCGATCGCTGGTCGTCCAGCGTGCAACAGTACGGCACGGCCACTGGTGCGCTGGCTCGGGATTACAATGTCTCTAAACTTAATGAGTTTCGTACCCAAAAAACGCAGGAGATAAACTCTTTACTGACCCCTCCTGAGCAACCTTCGCTCGGCAAAGTTATTTCCGACCAGTTCCTCTCGGGCACTCGCGCATGGGACCAGGGTCTGACAGCGGTCTCGGCGGCCAGCGGCTTGACCGATGTCGACGAGGCGGCCCAGAAAATCTCCGAGTCTGAACGCGCCAACCAGAACGTGGCGCAGACGGAGGACATGAAAAAGTTCCAGGAAGCCGAAGGCTTCGTCGAGTCGGCCAAGCAGATCCTTACTAATCCGATCGACGTAGCTTTGCCTTTGTTTGCCCAGAGCATGGGCAGTCAGATAACCCCGATGATCGCGGGTAGTGCGGCCGGTGCAGCGGTTGGCTCTGTCACCGGCCCCGGTGCGGCGGTGACCGGTTTGATCGGAGCGGGCGTTGGTTCTGGTGTTGGCGACGCAGTGGTTTCTTTCCCTGATTTTATTCGTGAGAAAGGCTACGACCTATCTGATCCGGAGCAGGTCAAAGCGGCGCTCAATGATCCTGATGTCGTAGCCGAAGCAGCCAAGAAATCGGCAGCTCGTGGCTTGATAGTTGGTGCCACGAGCGCCGTGGGCGGTGCAGTTGCTGGTAAGGCAACGGCGGCTGGCGTGGCGGCGGCGGCCGGTAAATCGGTTGGCCAACGCGCGCTTACTATCGGCGGCGCGTCGACAGCCGACGTGGCGATTCAGACCGGACTCGAAGGTCTGGGCGAAGCGGGCGCGCAGTTGGCTTCGACCGGCAAGCTCAGTCCCAAGGACATCGCGGCGGAAATGTTCGTCCAGACTCCTGGTCAATTGGCTGAAGTGGCCATTGGTACCGCCGCGCGGATTAAAGAGGTTGCGCCTCAGACTTCAGCGGAGTTGGAGAAGAAAGGAATTGTCAAAGCGCAAGAAGCCGCGATTGCTGCGCAGAATTTGGATGACTTGGCTACTGATCCAAAAGTTCAAAAAGTCATGGAGAGTACAACTCCACCTGACTCTGAGGAGCGGATTGATGAACAGATTGATCTGCTTGAGGAACAAGTCGGCTTAGGTAGCGAAGGGCAGCAAGACTCGGCTGCGCAACTACCTCAGACTCAAGAACGGCCCACGCCTCCTACACTTTTAGAAACTACTGCTTTACCATCTCAGAGAACAGTAACCCAAACACTTCCCGACGTCTCTGTTTCTGCTCTTGGAGTTGCGGGGGATCAACCTCTTGCGGAACCCGCTCAAGCCCCTGCGCCTGAACCGACCCAAGCTCCGGGCCGTTACACCCCTGAAGGACTGGCTGCGCTAAGCAATGAAGAACTGGCAGCGGACGAAACTGAACTTTCTTTGGCGGTAAACCGCGAAGCCACGGCGGCGACGCAACCGTCCGAAGGTGCGCGTGGTCAACAACAAGCTCAACAACTGGCCGAAGTTTCCCAGGAAGCACTGAACCGGGTGCGCGCGGAGCGACAGCGACGGGCCGGAGCTACGGTTACCGACCAAAGCGCTCCGCCGGAGCAAACTCCAGCCCCCGCGCCGCAACCTCAACAGCCCGTAGCAGCAAACGCGCCTGCAGAACCTACGCCAATTCAGCGCATTACTGGACCAAAACGCGCTGCAAATGTTAGCGACGAGACTGCACGGAAGATTCAAAACAGGGAACCTCTCACAGGCGACGAGTTTGGCAGGGCCGCTGTATCATTTGAGTTTGGCGATGCTATCCGTGAGTATTTTCCGAGTGGTGAGGGCGCAGTTTGGGTTGGCCGTGAAGAATCAGAACGGCTCGGCGCGCAGAGAAACGCAGGGATTGCGGCGACTTCTCGGAGAATCGATGAGAATATCGCAGCCCAACAACGTGCCGCAGCTACGCCGCCTGCACCCGCGCTTCTACCGCCGCCGCAGCAACCTAGCCAGCCGCCAGCGCCGACAGTCAACGTCCTCCCGACCGGCACTGATGCCGCGTTGCCCCCGCAACGCATGGCTCCGCAGCAGCTTTCCGACGACACGGCGACTGCGCCTGTGGTCGACGAAACAGGGGACGTGTTTTCAGGGGTCCAGGGGCGACCGGCAGTGACAGCGACCTCGGCGACGGCACTTCCGCCTGCTGCACCAGCACGGCCAACGGCTACCACTTCAAAACCAGCGGCGGTTGAGACGGCACCCGCACCAACACCGCCCGCAGCCGTAACGACTGTGCCCCTAACGGCAACTGAAACGGCGCCTGCACCTGCACCAGCAAGTGCGCCATCACCTGCAGCTCCCCCGGTCGCTCCGGCTCCTACTCCCGATGCGCAGACGTTCGAGGACAGTCTGGTCGAGGAGGCCCGCAGTGCCGGGACTAATGTCACAGGGCGCACGAGTCTGGAGATCAAGGAGGCTGTCAAAGGTAAAGGTTGGTACCCGAAAACGAACATCAACAAAGTCGTAGCGGAGATCAAAGATCGTGTGCGCCAGCGCCGCGAGGCTGAGGTTGCTACGCCTACCCCCGCTCCCGCTCTTACTTCCGGCCCGGCACCCGCTACGCCTGAGACGGCAGCACAAGCTCTTCCTGAACCTGCGCGTCAGCTTATTCAAGAAAACCGCAACAAGGGTGCAGTCCCGACCAGCGCTACGATCAATACACGTTTTGCTGATGCTCCGGTTGAACAGCGCCAAGCCATTCGCCGCGAAGCCGTGCGTCAGGTAGCCCAAGACTTTGGTATCGCCTACAGCGATGATCTGGATTTCAACCCCGACTTCGACGGCAATGCTTCGATCCCGGTCCGGGTGTCGGCAACCGGCACCGAGCCGGTCTTTGTTAACAACCCGACCGTCACGGCCAAGCAAATCGACGCGGGTTTTACGCCGGTCGTCCCCGAGAACCAGCGGGCCAGCGTGGCCAAGGGCATCGAGTTTGACCCCGATACTGGCCGCGTGGCGTCCGCTTTTGCGCGTGGGGTGACTGTCACCCGCCCCGGCCAGTTGGAGAGCGCGGTCAAAGCCCAGCGCCCTGGGACCAGGGTCGAGCGGTCTTTGACAAAAGACGCTGACATCGAGCGGGAAGACGCGGCGATGAAGACTTTTACCGACGAGGACAAAGCAGAATACGAAATCGTTCGTCAGCGGTTGGAAAACATGGTCCCACGGTCACCGCAAATTGCCGCGCGTTTTGAGCAGGCGGACATGGTAGCCAAAGCAATTTCCAAGTGGGCGCATCAGCGCGCTTTGGACAAACGCCGCGCAAAAGGCGAGCGCAAGAATTACACGGCGTCTCAGGTCTGGAACTTCACCATGAAGGACGCGGGCGAGGATCTGAAGACTTTGCCCATGCAGGTGTCACTGGACGCTCCGGTCAACGAAACAAGCGGCGCGACACGCGGGGAAAACTTGGCCGACGAAGCGGACACCGACGCCGACACCGATACCGAAGATCGTGGTGCGTTTTCGGCCGCCGCCGAGGAAGCGGATTCTATTGAGGAGGGCGTGGCCAGGGACGAAGTGACCGAGGGCGGCACGGCCACGACAGACCGTTCGGGCACGGGCATGACCTACTCCCAGGCTTTCAACATCGTCAACAATCCAAGGGTTAGGGGACAGGTGGGCAAGGGCAAAACGGCGCGGAATTTGCGTGCCGAGGCCCAGGAACTTTTGGCGGCTGCGGAGCCAATGGTCGAGACCTTGGACAATGACGACGTCGACTACTGGGACTTCAAGATCGAGGACTTCCAAAACGTGGATGTCGGTAACCCCGGCACGATCATTTCTTCCAGCCGCCAAGCCAAGAGTCCTTACATTGATCAGCAGCGTTCGTGGTTTGAGGACGTGGCCCGCGCCATGGGCGTGCGCCGCGCCAGTGCTTTGACTCCAGAGCAGCACGGCACGCTGGCCCGTTACTTTGCTGAGAAATACCGTCCGTTTTTCGAGGACGGTAACACGACGCTTCCCGTCGACGCGGTCGGTCAGGATTTGCCGGAACTGCAAGCGCGCATGGCTGCGACGGACGGTGCGGCGTCGGAATACCGCGCGGTAATCGACAAACTCAAAGCCGAGTTTCCGGGGGCCCGAGTTGTTTTCAGCGCTTCACAGAACGCCACAGCTTGGTACCACCCGCGCTATCGCGACACTATTTTTGTCAATCCTTTGCTTTTGGAACAAGAGCTGAACGGCCTGACCGACAGCGAGGCCACGCCGTTTATCCGCGCGTTGATGCAGGAGGAATACATCCACATGGCGGAGAGCCAGAACATCCCGCGCGAGTGGGTCATGGCGATTAGCCAGCGTCTTGATGACCGTGTGCGTCAGCGGGTTATCGACGAGTACGTTGCGGCTGACATGTTCGATGACCCAGCCGAGAGACAAGCGGTCATCGACAGTCTGGATGACTACGCTATTGGCTCTGAGTACCTGCGCATGCTGATGCAGCGGATGCAGAGTGGCCGGTCCACGGAGGACCTGAGCCCGCAGAACCTGCCGCAAGATATTTTACAACGTATCATGGAGATGCTTCAGGCGGTGGTGCGCCGTCTGCGCGCCCAGCTCGAAGTGGCTCGTGATCCGGTGCTGGCACACACTATTCGGGCAATCGAAGCGGGGACGCGCAAGCTGGCAATTCAAGCCGAGGTTAATCAGTTATCTCCGCAAGACCGCGCGACTTTAGTCAACGACTTAGCTACAGCGCGCGACTTGTTCGCCCGACCGAGAGCGGCGACAACGCAAAGCAAGTCTCAATCTCCAAACTACGCAGAAGAAGCCGCAAAAGTTAAGCCGGGCAAAAGCTATTGGATCAACGCTGAGGGCAGGGTAATCGATGTTGTAGCTGAAGACACTGACGGGAAAAGTGCAACACACGGTCGTTATGTGCGCAATTGGGTAGACGCGCGCATTGGTAAATTTTTCCCAGGTGAAAGTGAAAAAGAAACCGCTCGCAGGATAGAAACACGGGCCCGAGAGCTGATGACTCAAGATCCATCTCTTCGTGAGGAATTGGATCAAGAAGCTATTGAGTTGGCTTACCAAGAAGCAGTCGATTTAGCGGAAGTGTTGGATCAACCTGTTCCTGATATTGATGATTTTAGAGCTGATGCAGCACGACGTCTTGGTCCGAGTGACATGGCATATAATGAAGCGGCCATCGAGGCGGGATGGGTGAGAATCGCGGTTCCTGGAAAATTTTCTGCGGAAGCTCCTATTCAAGTTCAAACACGGAAAGGTGCTGTGTCTTCTAGGACAAACAGCACAATCAACGAATTAAAAAGCCTCAGAAATATTTCGGTAGTTGAAGACGGGGCTATTACTAACAAAGCGGTTAACAGGTCTGACGTGGGACGCATGCTTCAATTCATTCGCTCATTGCCAGAGCCCCCGACTGGTCCGCGTTTCGCCCGTCCCGGCAACCGCATTCGGGGGCGCAGGGTTGGCGCTCCGGTGCGCGGCAAAGGCGGGCTTTGGAGCAATATCAAAGCGATCGTTACCGGTGACTTTTCGGCCACTAAGTCCCAGACCGGCGGGTGGTTTTCTTCGGGCAAGCTGACGCCGTTTGAACGCGATATTGTCCAGAAGCCCCGGCAGAAGATCGCATCTGAAGCCGCTGCTGCCGAGTTCACTATTCAGGAATTTCGCCGGGCCATTAAGGCGACTTACGGCAAAAGCCCGGTGCCGACTGAAACAATCAACCGCGCTTTGGGATCTACCGAGAACCCGTTGACTGACACGCAGATGGCCGAGCTGCGCAAGATCCGAAATAAAGAAGAGCGCGAGGCCAAGAAGGCCGAGTTCAAATCGCTTAACCGCGATGCGGCGCGAGCCGACCGGGCCACGGCGCTCGGAGAACTGCCGCCCAAGGTGGCGTCGGCCCTCAGCCGCATGCGCGACAAAATCGACAGCTTGAGCCGACGCATGATCGAGGGCGGGTATATTCCGGAGACCCTGGTCCCCGTGTTCGATGAGAACATGGATATCTACCTCCACCGCGAATACCTCATTTTCCAAAACCCCGAGTGGAAAGAGAACATGCTCAACCCCAAAACGGAGGAGCAAGCCCGCGTCCGGGCGGCAGCCGAGCGTCTCTTTGTCGACCGGGCGGTCGCCGAGGAAGCTGTGCGTCTGCGTCGCATCGCCAAGGAACAGGGACAGCCGATCTCCAAGGACGAGGCCAAGAAGCGCGCCAAGGCCAGCACTGACGTCATTGCCCGCCGGGCCAATGACCTGGCGCTGGAGTACCTGAGTGTGGCCGATGAAAATTCTCGCATGTTCTTCATGGGCACTCTGCCTCCGGGCAAGCGCAACCTTTCGATCATCAAGGTGCGCGGTCAGATCCCGAAGGAGATCCGCGCGTTCTGGGGCGAGATCAACGACGCCGAGACCAACTTTGCCCAGACCGTGGCCAAGATGTCAGCCTTCATGGCGCAGCACGACGCAGCTACCGAGCTTTTGCAGCACGGCATTGAAAACGGGTACATTTGGAAACGCGACCAGGACAACCGTTCGGTCTTTAATGGTGGGACCCGTAAATGGGATGTGATCTTGGCGGGCCAGCGTCAGACTGGATTCGCGACCAAAGAAGACGCCGAAAAGTGGCGTTTGGCCGAGCTGCCCAAGGTGCAGGATAAACTGCAATCGGTCGCCCCTCCCGCAGGTTATACACACCTGATCAAGCCTGGTTCGGCCAACCCCAAAGCCATCGAACCCCTGAACGATGCGTATGGGCCGCCTGAGTTGGCTGAGGCTTTGGCTCAAATGGTTACGCCTAGGGAAAGCAGCGGCTTTTATCGCGGGGTGAGTTTCTTGACCGCGATGTTTATGGCTATGAAGACCGTGGGCTACTTCCCGCAAGCCTACGTACGCAACTTCCTGAGCAACCCGTTTGGCCAACTGATCAGCGGCGGTATTAACGCTCAGAACTGGGGTAACATGCTTTCGGCTCTGCGCGAGGGCACGCGGGTGGCGCGGCTTAACTCAGGTCTGCGCGGAGCGATGGACAAGGTCGGGCCGACCCAGGAACTGCGCGAGAAACTTTTGCGCTTGGGTGTTTTGAGCGACAACCCACGCGGCACGATGCTTAAGGACCTCTACGAAAAGGGCATCGAGGGTCAGGCTATTCAGGAACTTTTGAACCGCAAAGATTTTAAGACCTTCGGCGAGAAGCTCGGAGTCAAAGCGGTGCAGACGGCTGACAAAGCGTTTCAAAAAATGGCCGATATTTATAACGGCATCGACGACCAGTGGAAAACTTTTGGTTGGATTATGGAGGTTCAAAACCAGCGCCGGGCACATCCGGACTGGACGCAGGACCGCGTCGAACAGAAGGCGGCCGAGAACATCCGCGACATGGTCTGGACTTACAGCATGTCGCCGGAGATCACCAAGAACGTACGACGCATCCCAGTGCTGGCTCCGTTCATCACCTGGACCAGCGAAGTTATCCGCGCCACTTCTAACGCTGTAGCGATCGCCAACGAAGAGATGCGGGTCGGCAAGGAGACCGGTAACAAGGCTATGTATCGCAACGGCATTAACCGCCGCGCCGGTCAAATTGCAGCTTTCACCGCGCTTCCCGCTTTGGCTTTGGCCATGCGTTCGATACTTGGCTACGACGAGGAAGACGAGGAAGCAGTGCGCTCGACACTACCTGAGTGGCAAAAGAACGCGCAGATTGTTTTGCTTCCAAGAAAAAGCGACGGCAAACAATTATTTGTTGATCTGAGCTACCTCGACCCGCTGCAAGTATTTAAGGAACCCGCGATCGCCATGGTTCGAGCCATTCGAGGTGGCGATAACCCGTTTGATGTGGCGGCTGCGGGATTCACTGAAGCCCTGAAACCCGTATTCAGCGAGCAACTCTTTGCCGGGGCCATGTTTGACATCGCCCGCAATACCACGGCTGACGGCCGACGCATCTGGAATCCGACTGACACTGCGTCTAGCAAAACTTCGGCTATGATCTGGCACGTCATTGAAAAGGGCGGCCCCGGCTTGGCTGTGGGCACCGTGCCCCGCATTTACAAGGCGGCGACCGGGACGGTCTCGCCTTCAGGCCGAAGCTTTAATTTGTGGGCAGAAATTGGGGCTCCGATTTCCGGACAGCGCATCCAGGAAGTGGACGCACAGACTTCGTTGCGTCAAGCGGTCACGCGCTTCAAGTCTCTCGACGCTGACTCTACTCAACTTCTCAGCAACTACATGACCAGTCGTGGCACGGTAAACCCTGGCGACATTCCGGCGGCGTATGACAATGCCAACAGAGCGAAACGTGAGGCTTTCGAGGAACTGGCTAAGGTTTACAATTCGGCATTGCGTCTGGGCACTCCGGAGAACATTGCCCGCCAAACTTTGATGGGTGTGGGCCGCGACATGGGCTTATCCCGCGAAGACGCAGCCATGATCATCCGGGGCGACTACCAAAACTGGCGGCCATCTCGCCAGATGTTTGACCTGGCGCTTACCCGCGAAGGCGGGCGCGAGCGGATCAAGGCCCTGATGGATCACTTACGAGAAGTGAACCAACAAGAGCGGAATTAAAACAAAGGGTACGATGGCCGCCAATGTCCAGAGCAAGGCAAAGACTAAAGCCTGGATCAAGACAGTGGCACGATAGGTTACAGGTATTTTGGTTTTCATATTATGTTGAGGTTATTACGTAGGGATGTGGTCCCGCACGGGGGTTGGGTTTACGCCCAGCCGCCCACGGGAACCGTCATTAAAGCACCGACATGGCAGGAACTTTTGCGGCGCGTTCGCCGTTTTCGAATAGCGAACGGCATTCATGTCGAAAGAGATTTTGAGGAAGTGATGGGAGAGGAAATCTGCAAGCAGCAGAATTGGGGCTCCCCGACTTGTCAGGAAGAAGTGCCGCCAACTGTCGAACAGCGACAGTTGGGGACAATGGACGTGGTCAACTTTTTGAAAGTGCTCAAGCACTGGGTTTTCCATAACCCGGCGTTGGTCGAGTCGGAGGAGGCTGACCGGCGCGCGGCGATTTGCGCGACTTGCCCCTACAACGTGGACGCGGTCGGGTGCTTTGGCTGCACGAATATTGCAGGCATGATCTTTGACGTGGTCAAAGACCGGTCGACGCCTTACGATGGGCAGCTCAAGAATTGCCAGGTGTGTGGTTGTGTGAATCGTGCTCAAGTGTGGGTGCCCAAGGAAACCCTGGACAAAGGTGTGACAGCGGAGATGCGGGAAGATTTTCCCGTCCACTGCTGGAAGAAGTGAGAAGGGGGCCTTGCGGCCCCCGTTCTACTGTCTGGCGTCTAGCGGCGCTTCTTGATCGAAGGAGCTTTGACGGGTTTCATCGGTTTGGCTTTGCCTTTCATGTTGTTTCACCTCCTCTCTTAGTAATTTCCCGAAGTCGGGTTGATGGGTCCGCATCAGCGGATCGTAAATTGTTCCTGGCGGGGCCGTGAAACGGCGGTAGGTGTCGACGGCGTTGATCCACGAGGTTTCTAAGGGCGCATTCCATTCGTGGGCCGGTGGGAAGTTGTGCGGAGCGGTGTGCTTCCAGTTGGTGTCGGCACAGCCGACTAGAAGCCAGGGGACCAGGGGTAGAAATCTCATTCTGCGATGTCAAAGGTGGGGTTAGGCAGCACACGAAACTGCTCGGTGCGAAAGTGGCGGATGACTCCGTCTTTCTCCAGAACCACAGCGAAGACGTCGTTGGCGAACGTGCCGCCGTCGCGCACATACATGAGCCAGCCGTAGCCGATGTCAGTTTTCACCGGCACAGGGTTTTTGAATTCATGGATCATGGGACCAGGCGTTTGATCTCTTCTTCGTGATTCTCCAGGCCGTCCCAAGACCGGAACTGACGGACGAAGACCAGACCGTTGTGCGGGTTCATCCAGGCGAACTTGTCGCGGTGTTTCTCGTAGGCGTAAGCGCCCAGCACATTGAACTCGGAGAAGCTGCGGTAGGGCCGGTTGGTGATGTATTGTTCGAGCGACATGCCGTGGCGCTCTTCGAGGAACTGCCGCACTTCGACGTGCAGCCAGCGCGGATACATGAACGGGTGCCGCCGCATGAACTCATACTTGGGCTCCCAGCCCAGCACTTCGGTCACGATGGGTTGCCAGGGTTCGCGTCCAACTGTTTCGTAGGGCTCGTAGTAGACGATCGGCTTGCCATCAACCATGAGCGAGAGTGGGGACATGGGCTTGAGGAGCACGGTGTCTGAGTCCCAGTGCAGGATGTATTCGGCGTCGGAGTAAACGTCGGCCATGAGCTTGCTGATTTGCTGACCCAAGTAGTCATCGCCGTAGATCGGACACTCGTGAACTTTTTCAGCGGTCAGGTGCGCCAGGAGGTGGCTGTCACCCGCAGGCACAATAATATGGTAGTTGCGGATTCCATGGACGTGGCGGTGCAGGGAACGAAGGGCGTAGGCGAGCCAGCCGAAATCGCCGCGATAGGAACGAAGGACTAGGTCTGTGACGGGGTGCATAGAATATCGTATTGAGGACCACGGTCTTCCGGGTAGCAGGTGACGTCGTATCTGAATTCTTTTTCAATGAGCCAGTGCAGGTCGGACGGCGTCTTTTTGCGCCCGGCTAGGGCGCTCTCGTTGACTTCGACCCAAAGGACCGGTTTGTGCTGAGAGATGGTCTGGTGCGCGCCAACCAGGGCTTCATGTTCGCAGCCTTCGATATCGAGTTTGAAGAAGTCCAGCCGCCGGAGGTTCAGGGAGTCCAGGGTCGAGAGGGAAACTGAGCCGGTTCCCGAGCCAATTCGGCTCGCCCCGGCATTTTTGTCGAAGTGGTAGTCAGCCAGGAAGTCATGGTCAGAGAGCCCGGCATTGAAGGTCACGGCCTGCGGGCAGTTGTGGCAGAGGCAGGAGTAGGCGGCGGGGTTGGGTTCGAAGGCAAAGACTTTGCCTCCGGGGCCTACGGCTTTGAGGTAAGCGATCGTGTGGTCGCCAATGAAGGCCCCGGCATCCACGACCCAGTCGCCTTCTTGGATGTGTGGCAAGATTAAGCCGATTGAATAGACATCGTGGTCTAGACGGCGCTCTTCTTCAACCCACTTGGAGATGTGGGTGTCGCCCTCGATGACCGCGATGCCGTTGTCCAGTATCTTCATATCGTGTAGCTGCTGTTCAGGAACATGGGCGTGCGCGGTCCGAGGTAGGCGCAGGAGATATTGAAGTCGAAATATTCGACCGCATCTTCGGGGGACATGTCGCGTCTAAGCACTTGAAGAACTCGAACAGTGTCGTAGACGACAACATCATTGCCGTCGGTTTTCTGCGCGACGCCCAAAATGGCGTAGTCAAAATCTGAGCCGTCCAGAAACATAAGTTCTGGACCAAAGGTTTCGGATAACTTTTCACGAAGGTTGATCACTCAATACCGGCGAACTTGGAGAACTTGGTGGAGGCTAGGACACGGGCGCGTCGCTCCACGCGCTCTTCGTACTCGCGCCGGAACTCGCTCCATATGAAACGAAGAGCGACCGTGAGGACTATCCCGACAGTAATCCCGCAGATAAAAGCTCCCATAGCTTCACTCATCTGGTCGCCAGGAAATACAGCCCAATGTTACTGAAAGCGTAGCCCGCGTAGGCCATACACATGCCTGCGTTGCCCTTGACCCCCTGTTCCAGGGAGACATAGGCGTAGATCAGGCCGGTCAGGATTATCAGGGTTCCGGACATAAAAGGTTTACCGGGGACGATGAGCGCTCACCTTTTCAGCGCACGGGTTGCCAAGGTTGCGGCTCACCATACGGTGCCCTCCCGACCTCGATGTGGCGCCCACCGTTCTGCGACTAAGGCCGAACCTCTGTCTCCCGATGTGGCGCTCATCCGTCTTACTACACTGCCCGGTAAAATCATTTTCAGACCAACGCTTTACCCCGCACAAGGACACTGACGGCGGCACGCAGGAGTATCCCGGCCAGAATAAAACGTCCTCCGGGGGTCAGGGCTTTGGCGTAAAAAGCCGGTTCTTCTGTTTTAAGCGGGTAGGTCGGTTTGGGTTTACGACTACGTTTTGTTTTTGGTTTTGTTTTAGCTGTCATAAATTATTTATTGAGCTTCTTGTGAGCTTCGGCGTAGAGAAATTGATCTAAGTTGGAGAGGGCTTCTTCGTCTCTGCAGCCGATGTTCTTCATGAACCCCCGCACAACATGGCCGAGTTCATGGACTAAAGTTCCGAAGGTTCCGTTCCTGTGGCACTCGGGCCACTGATAAAGGTAGATGAAAGCGTAGCAGCAGTTGACCACGGCCCAGCCGTTGGTGTCTTCCAGGTTGCCGGTCGGTTCGATGTCGCAACTACGCTCGCACTCCGCTTTGGCCGAGCGCGTGGTGCCGCCGACCTGAATACGGACGATGAGCCCGAAAGTTTTTTCGCGAATGGTAATCCGACGGGCTTTCATTCTTCCCAGAAAGTTGTGCGGTAATACTCTTCCATGTTCTGCGCCGCCTGCATGGCGTGCGGGTCTTCGACGATGCGTTTCCAGTCCCAAGACAACGGAAAATGTTTGAGCCGACAGCGAGCTTCGTGCCGTACAGATTTCGGGATTCTGGGCGTTTTTCCGGGGACGCACAGCGACACGAGGAACTGACGCGCGCCCACCAAAGCTCTGGCTTGTTCGTCGGGCAAACTCATAGCGGCCACTTTTTCATGTGCTTGAAATCCCTGGGTTCGGTCACCTCGGTGTGCAGTCCGCAGATGCCGCAGATGTCCAGGTGCCAGGTGGCGACGTGTCCTTCGGGCATGCCTTTGCCATGCTCCTGGCCGCAGGTCAGGCATACCCAATCGGGATAGGGCTGTTCTTTAGTCTTCATGAATAAGATGCCAGGCTTCCAGGCAGTCATGGTGGTGAAGGGCTAAATCTAAGTGGGACGTGGCGACTTGGTCGGTCGGCACAATAAACCAGTGGTTCAGGGGTGCAACGTACGCAGCCACCAGGTCGCAATCTTCCAGGGTGTAACTGGCGTGGGCGCTGCGACCATATTTCATGTTAATACGGTACCGGCCTCTCGCGTCGGCTTTGTGACAGCTTTTGACTTGGATGCGGCGCAGGCCTTTCGGGGTGTCGACTACAACGTCATATTTGCTGTCGTCCCCGAAAGGCATGTTGACTTTCCAGCCGCGTTTCATGCACTCAGCCATGAAGAGAAGTTCGTTTTTCCCTCCCAAATGTTTCCAGTTGGTTTCATGGTCCGGAGTCGGCATAGCGGATTACTTCTGGGTTAACGCGCCGTGGGCGTCGCCTGGCCAGCCACGATGTTCGTCTTCGCAACTACGGACCAGGAAGACGAGAGCAACAATGGCCGACAACAGCACGATGATAGTAGCGATGGAGTTTTGCACTCGCTCGACACTGCGGGCCTGCTGTTTGGTGACGCGCAGATTATCGGGATCATAAGCGTATGGGCTCATTTCATGCTCCTGTTTGAGGACTTGGAAGTGACACGCAGGTTGTGCGCGGCGTTGCTTAGTCCGCTGACATGGTGGACGTCTTTACCGTCTCCTTTCCGAACCAAGCCCTTGGCTGCCATCTTGCGACGGGCGGCGTTGCGAATGGCGCGACGCTTTTTTTGCTCCTCGGTACCTTGGTAATTGTCGTACTCGGCGCGGTAGTTCCTACTCACGGGGAGTGATGATGCTGGGCTCGACGTAAATAGCGGGCTCTTCGGCCGCCGGGGCTTCGTCGGGGCGGGCATCCTGCAACTTAGGAAGCTCGGCCTGGGCGTTGTAGTGGAGGACTCGGTCGGCAATCTGCAGTGACACAACGGCCAGTGCTTCGATTTGCCATCCTTTGTCCGGTTCCTGGCTGGCCAGCAACCCATTTAGGGCGTGAGCCGCCACCATTATTCTTTGGTCTTCTTTACTCATGGTTATATTGGACGCGTGTTGTTAATTGACCGGATGCGCGTCCCCCGGTCATCTATCGAGAGCTACGAGTGTTGATGAAGTCAGTAGTGCCGTCGCCACGTAGTATGACGCCAGTCGTTGTCTGAGCTTTGTTATCGGTAGCATGGAAGCATCACCTCCTTTCTAGGCCTGGTTGGCTTTGGTGTGAGGAGGTTGGTTAGGCAGCCTCCTTCTGCTGGTTTGGTTGGCTAAAACCCATGGCGGCCAAGATGCCAGCCGCCTTCGACTTGAGGTCCTCGCGCACCGCTTCGTTCTCGCGCACGTCCTCGATGTCGAAGGGCGTGATGTCGCGCAGGACACGCTGGCGCAGGTTCTCCAGCTCCTGATCCTTGGTCACGTTGAGTGACGGGATAAGCTGGCACAGCTCGGCCAGGTTGGTGAGCAGCGACGCGTGAATGCGGGTGCCTTCCTTCTTGGCCGAGACCTCGGTCATGCGCTTGACGATGTGGTCAAGGCGCTCGGTAAGACGGCGGTACAGGTCGTTGCGGGCGTCATTGACTGCCTCGGCCACGCGCAAGTCAGCCTGAGCCCGCAGTTCGGACATGGCCTCCTCGGGCATGTCGTCGAGACGGAAGTCGCGGCTGTCGGGCATCGGCATATAGCTGACGTCGACGTAGAACTTGGTGCGGACCTCGGAGGTCGATGGATAGTCGGCGCGGTTGGCTAGGGCTCCAAGCTGCAGGATCGCGGTGTCGCGGTGCTTCTCGTAGTCAGCTATGAACTGGTCGAAGAGCGATTGCAGGGACGTGATCCTTGCCCTCAACTCGTCGGTGAATTTCTCCCACTGGGCCACGGGCAGGAGACGCACGGCGTCGTCGCCCCAGGGCAGGGTTTGAGTGTTGACCCAGGCCCGCAGCGCGGCGGCGGCGCTTTGGATGGGTTTGACGGACTCCTCGGGCAGGATGTTCTTGACGAACGCTCCGGCGTTGGAGTTGGCGTTTTTGCTGATCAGGACCTCACGGGTGACGTTGCGGTCGGTTTTCTTTGGGTTGAATAAGCCGATGTGCAGGCTTACCAACATCGCTTGATTGCGGATGGTGCTCATGGTGTGATTTTGTTGTGTTGTGTTTGGGTGGTTGTCACCTGAATATGGGAACAATATGTCCCCAGCTCAGGGTGTCAACAGGAAATTTGAGGGGTCCCGTCTACCGTGGTTTGCCAGCAACGGACGGGCACGCTGTCGAGAAAACATGAGGCTTGCGCCTCTGGGCTCCGGGCACTCACGGCTTGCCCGATGGTTTAGTTGGCGGTGTTGACCCGGACGACCTCGCCCCAAGGATACTCGGCCCCGCCGTAGTCGACCCAGATAACCGGGCAGTCGGGGGAGTCCTTGGGGAAGTCGCCGTAGCCGTCGGTGAAATAGACGATGGCCTCGGGCGGCTTGGTCATGTTGCGGGCGTGGTCGAAGACCGGCTTGAAGTCGGTGCCGCCGCCGCCCTTGGGTCGGAAGGACGTGATGTCGTCGCCGTCGCCATACTCCTCGACCGTGTTGACCTGCGTGTCACAATCGATGACGGTGATACGCTCGGGGCGCACGGTGTCCATGCAGTATTGCACCTCGCCAAGAAACTTGGTGAGGAGACCGTCCTGGATGGAACCGGAGGTGTCGATGGCCACGATGAACTCGCCGACCCGCTCGCTGTAGAGCGTGGGCAGGTAGATGTCGTCCTCCATGAACCGGCGGTCGGGGCGTTGCTCGTCGTAGTCGTCGGCGGCTGCAGCGGACAGGAGATCACGCAGGATGTGACGCCAGTCCTGCTGACCCTTGAGGTGCTTCTCCACGATGCGGGCGATGTTGCCTGCGCCGCGTCCTTGCAGCTTGGCCGAGTTGTGGCCCTCGACGAGGCGGTTCTGCCACTCGCCCTCGCTGTTGCCGGGCGCGTCGGCTGGCTCCATGAAGTCGCCCATGCCGCCGTCGCCAGGAGTCGGGTCGGGCTTGCCAGTGCCCTTGCCGTCACCGGGCTCATTGCTCGGGGTGCTGCCCTCGCCTTGGCCTTCGCCGTCTTGCGGCTCGCCCTCACCCTCACCGCCGGGCGGCGGTGGAGGTGGCTGCATGGGTTCGCCGAGCAGGGGATAGATCTCCTCGCCGACCATGTTGTTATACTTGGCGTCGATAAGCGCGCCTTTGGGCAGCTTGAACGGAGCGACGCGACCGGCGGCCGACTCGTCCTCGTTATACTGCACGAGGTAGTTGTTGATCTCGTAGTCGGTGGCCATGTTCCACTTGGTCATGTCGCGGTCGCCCAAGCGCCAGAGATGCCCGAACGCGGGATGCAGAACCTCGTGGGCCAGCACGGTCAGGATCTCTTGGTCGTCAAGCGAGGCGGAGAACGCGGGGTTGTAGAACAGGGTGATGCCGTCAGTACAGAAAGTCGGTACGGACGGTGTAGGTTTGAGGCTCATCTTGAGGATGAGCGTAGCGAAGAACGGATGGTCGACGACCATGCGCACGATCTGGCGCTCGATACGGAGCGCCTCGTCGTTGGCGTTGAACGTGGGCTTAGGTTTGGGTGTAATGGTCATTGGATGATGGCAGTGCCGTTGCGGATTTCGATAGCGCCCGCCTCGCCCGCCATGACACAGCGGGGTTGGCGGGTGCGATCACGGGTTGTGATGGGCACACGGCAGTCGATGCCGGTGACCATGTGGCACGCCCCACGGTAGTGAACCGTGAGGACGTTGCGCTGTTGGGCCCGCGAAGCGGGTTTGTTGTAGTGAAACCAGAATTTCACAGGGTTTTTCCTTTTGAGGGTGCGCTGTCGACGATGTGTCGGCAGGCGGCACGGGCTGCGGCTTCGACCTTGTCGATCGCGGTCTGTGAGACGCGGGAGAACTTGTGCGCTCGCGACTTCGCAGCGTGATCGAGGATGAAGCGTTTGACTTTGGATGGACTGATGATGCTGTTACTCATTTATTTGATACCGAGGATGATGTTGCCGTTCTTGTTGGCCCACTGGGCGAAGGCCGGGGACTTGACCGGAGACTCCGCGCCGGTCATGCGGCCACGGATGGCCAGCTTGACCGTCAGCACGTCGATCGGCTTGGGCAGCCGGGACGTGTAGCGGGTGACGCGGTCGAAGTTCTTCGACGTGGACTTGTTGGCGAGTGCCGTGGCCAGCGCATACTGCACGCTCGGCTCGGATGGCACGTCGGCCGTGTCGGGCGACAGCAGGATGGCGTTGACGTCGGGCAGGTCGTTGTAGACCGAGCAGAAGGCGTTGAACTGCGTGCCGACAGCTTGGCCGATCAGACCGGCGACCATGGCGAGCCGGACCTCCGACTGCGGGGAGACGCCGGAGCGGAGCAGGTCGCTCGTAAACTCCCACGAGCGGGGCGAGGCAAACGCGCCGCCCTTCCAACTTGCGCCGTCGAAGTCGGAGAGGTGGCCGGGGCACATCTGCAGGTAGGCGATGACCATCTCGTGCAGGTTGTTGTTGAGCGCCCAGGTGGTCCACTCGTCGTGGTCAACGGCGAGGGTGATCTCCATTAGGCGGTTCTGCGTGGCGCTGCCGAGTTTCTCGATGTGCACGCGGTCGATGGCGCGGTTACCGGCCAGCACGATCAGGGTGTTGTCGGGCACGCGGTAGTCGCCGATCGCCTTGTCGAGCAGGAGCTGGAGCGAGGCGTTTTGTGTGGCTTTGGCCGCACACGGGAACTCGTCGAGCAGCCAGGTGTTGCCCGGAGTGGTCGGATAGTCGGCCGGGATGGCGAACTTCATCATCGGGTTCATCGCATCGCTGCGGTCGATGTAGGGGAATCCCCGAACGTCGGTCGGCGCGGCGTAGCTAAGACGCGTGTCGATGAAGTTGAGGCCGTTGTCGTGCGAGAACTGACGCACGATGGTGGACTTGCCCACGCCGGGAGCGGCTTGGATGAAGGGGACGATGCGGCCCTTGGAGGCGAGGCAGGCTTTGAGGACTTCGGTGAGTCCGGAGGGTTTGATGGTTAGTTGCATAATGTGTGGTGTGTTATTTGTTGCGGGTGGTGGTCACCTGACGGCGCAAGAAAGCGCCGAGGCGTTCGATAAGACTGGGTTTGCGGTTGTAAGTGGAAGAACGACACAGATGGATATAGACAGCGGGGTCCAGCAAAGGACGGTCACTGTGGTATCCGGTTAAATATTTGGGGGTCATTCGTTGTGATGGAGGTTGTCGAGAAACTGCAAGTGCTCGATGAGCTTCTCGATGTGGATGTCGTGGTGCTCGGCGCAGTCCATAAGGCTGCCGGATTCCAGGTGGCTGGCAAGAACCTCGCGGGCGAGGGTCATGCTGAGTTCGATGTGTTGGGCTAGGGTCATATTCTAATTGTTATAGAATTTGGTTGGGTTGTTTTTGGGTAGCTGGTCCAGCGGCACGTACCGCTCCAGCATTTCATGGGTGCTGTCCACCGGGATGGGGAATCCGGGGATGGCGTGGATCTCTCCGTCCGGGTCCATGGCCGGGACGAAGAGAACGTCGCACTCGTCGCCGGTCTTGGTGTCAAGACAGCGGATGAGTCCGAGTTCGTCGATTTGGTGGTTCATCATCACGCGGATCATGATGAGCCGCATCAGGGAACCAGGGTCTATGTTTTCGTCTACGTGCATTATTTCATTGTGCTAGTTTTTGAGCAGTTGCGGTTGCGAGCAGGCGGCCCCAGGTCTCTTGATCAAGATCACAGATTGTGACTTTTGGATCAGAGAGAATGGGCAGCCACTCTTGGTATTTCTCCATGTTCGGCGTGCCATCTTGCCAGAGGCACACTTCACGGAGGAAAGCGATCAGGTCGTCGAAGTAGAAGTAAACGGCGCTGAGACAACCCTCGTTGTCGTCGATGTCGTAGAGCATGTCTTCGTCTTCGACCTCGTCGGCACGGGCAGCTTTGAGGTAGGTCGCCACGGTGTGCGGGTCGAGGTTGATGATCGGCCGGTAGCTCGGGTCGCGAGCCATGGCCAGGACTAGGCGGACTTCGTCGGTGCTCATGCGGCAAGGATGACGGCCGTGGCGGCGGTGGTGGCCATGTCGCGGTCGATCTCGGCCAGTTTTTGTTCCATCGCTTCGACGGAGGCCTTGCGCTCGACCTTGGTGTTGATGCGCTCCAGGTACTCGTCGGGGATGAAGGCTTGCAGGCCGGGCCAGGCTTTGAGCGCGGCGTTAAGCGACTTGGCTGAGTCGAGGAACGCGCGGATGTCGGAGCGGATTTTGCTCCACTTCTCGATCAGCGCAGTCTCCCGGACTTTGAGGTCGTAGAAACCTTTGATCTCGGGACAGATGTCGGAGGGCACGGTGAACCGGTGGCTGGTGGTGCAGCGCGGAGGCACGGTCACAGACTTGGTATCGCCCTGCACTTTGATGTCCACGGAATGGTATTTGTCGCCCTCGGTGACGGTAAGACGCAGGTGAGCGTCCCCGCCGTAGGTCGACAGCGGTTCCAGCCACGTGCTGGGCATGAGGCTTTTGAGGTGAAGGTGCTCGCCCCAGGTGATCTTGGCTATGATCGGGTGTGAGGCGGGCAGCTTGAAGGTGTCATGAATACGCTCGACGCCGAACTCCAGCCGGTAATCTTTGGGCTTGAGCCGGTTGTCGATGTAATTGCCGACGTCATATTTAAGTTCTTTGGATATTCTAACTAACATAGGTTTGTGTGGGTTGTTGGGTTTGGGTTTCTTCGATGCGCTGTTGGATCACAGCTTCATCATAAAAGCTGGGTGTCATTTGATGAT